ATGTTTATGACCAATGAAAAAATCAAAATCACTAAAACTTTCGTAGATAGCGTCCCTCTTTCGCCAGAAAAACAGATTATTTATCGAGATTCTGAGCTCACTGGCTTCGGTTTGCGTGTGAGAGGTGTTAAGACATTCATAGCAGAAAAGAAGCTCCCCAACGGCATGCCATGCCGCGTTACGATTGGACAGTATGGTTTATGGACAGTCAATCAAGCCAAAGATCAGGCTAAAGAATATCTTTTGATGATCAGCAAAGGTATAAATCCAAATGCTGAAAAGAAAAACATTAAAAATGCTGCTGTAGACAAACTGCTAACATCAAAAAGTATACCAACTATCGCAGAAGTATACTCACTTTACAAAGAGAGAAAGCCATTATCTCAAGATACGATTATTGCATACGATATTTGCGTTAATGATTATTTTGAAGACTGGCAAAATTTAAAGATTACGGATCTGACTCAAAAAGTATGTAGAGATCGTTTTGTTGTTCTAACTGAACGTAGTCCAGCACAAGCCAATCTAGCCTTTAAATTTCTTAGAGCTTTGTTTAATTTTGCAACAATCAACTACCTTAGCCCTAATGATAAACCGATCATTACAAGTGAAAATCCAGCAGCTTTTATTGGATCTAAAAAGAATCAGAACAAGATTAAGAGACGGCGCACATACATAAGAGCGGATCAGTTACATGATTGGTCGTATCATGTTGCTACAACTCATTGGCTTGGTAGTCAAAAAAACAATATGCATGCATACACGAATCAGGATTATTTATTTTTAATAATTTTGACTGGTTTTCGTAGAAGCGAAGCAGAAACTGTGGAGTGGAAAAATATTGATCTGAAATACGGTACCATTAAAATCACAGATACAAAAAACGGCGAAGATTTACTTTTACCTTTAGGTGATATGCTCTGGCACATTCTTAAAGAGCGTAAAAAAAGAGCTGGTGACAATCAGTATGTTTTCCCAGATCGGACAGGTAAATCTCACGTAGAAGATCGTCGCGATGTACGTAAAAAAATCACCGAGGCATCGGGTATTGAGTTCACATTTCATGATTTACGCAGAACCTTCGGTACAATAGCAAACAGTCTTGCAATCGGTAGCTATACAATTAAACGCCTGATTAACCATACACTTGAAGATGACGACAATGATGTTACTGATGGCTACATTCAAGTGTCATTTGAAGATTTACGCAAAGCTATGAATATGATTGAAGAAAAAGTCTTGTCTGAAGATGTGAAGCTACTAATCAGAACACGCGAATATAACTAATTGTCCAACTACTCAGAAATATCCTTCACCCCCTCAATACTCGCTGAAAACCCTATACTTTTATTTATCGTATGAGTGACTGAATCAATGATCCATTCACCATCAATACCATCTCGAAAACCAGACAATGCTAATGGTGATTCTGCTGAAAAAGTCGGATCACCCGGCAATTCAAGTGAAAGTTTATCTTCGTTCCGTTTAGATTCATCTAATGCGGCCTGAGCGGCTGCTTGTGCGCTTTTTTCATCTGGATAATGATGTCTTAAACGGCGTACTGGTTCGCCATCACCTAGTTTAATTTCATGCTTTTTGGCTTTGGCCTTTTCGTGCCAGTAGGCAATTACTGTACCTGTACTGTCGCGTGAGCTTCGTGTCATTGACCAACGTCCGACTTGGTATCGAGTCAATTCAATCGTATCTAGCTTAATTTCACCGCGTTTAACAAATAACAATTTGCCATTTGCAGGCTTACAGATCGCATCGTAACGCTTGGCCAAGCGCATCAAGAAAGATAAATCAGATTCATCTGACTGAGCCAATTGTGGCAACTTAACATTTTTTAATGTATCGCTAATCATATACGTTAAATTATGTTCACTTGCGATTTTCATCACAGCAGCGCTAATCGTTGTATCTTTGGGCCATGTGCGATTTTTCTGTGATTGAAGTGATGTCTTGCCCTCATTACTCTCAACCTGTACGGCAGCATGTCCGCGAATAATCATTTTCTCTGGTGGGCCAGACAATTCAATCTCATCTACAACAAACATGCCCATTGGCTGTAAAACATCATCATAGCCCATTGAGATTTGCAGCTCCGCTCCTCGAGCGGGCATGGCAATAGGTTGAGCAGGATCATCAATAAGACTAATCTCAAAAGTATCTGATTCAATCCCTGTTTTGTCTGTAATAGATATGGATTCAAATAACCGAAAGATCGTCTGGCTAATATCGCTGCCGTTGGCCACAACTTGGAAACATGGCTTTAATCCCATAGTTTCACCTTTTTCGTTGTGATCATTGTGGTTTGACTTTGTTCTGGTAATTCAATTAACAGACCTTCGGGCAAAACTGGTGGGTAATCTGAAAGTCGATGATTGGCTTCAAATATGTTTTCAACCAACTTATTACTGGTTGATCCATAATACTTATAGGCGATCGAATCAACCGTATCACCATCTTTAGTTCTATATACAGCCATTATAAGTTCCCTAACGCATTGACCAGACTATCCACTAAGCCTAAGCGCCCTGCCGAATCTCCAAATTTACGCAGGTTAATGGTAAATTCCTGACGGCGTGGCACACCAAAGGCGGCAAATTTCTCTTGCCCCTCATCGATCTGATTAATTACCCAATAGCCCATGATTCGACCCGTACCAGAAATTAGAAGTTGAGGCTCACCCTTGGCGGCTAAGGCACGAAGCTTATCAATTTGCTGAAATCCTCCATTCCACTCCCCATAGATCACACCAGTTAAAGTTTGCGTGTCCTGACCGGGGCCAAGGTACTGAAGATTATCCCAACCGCCAAAAACTTCCTGTTCACCCCACTTATATTGGGTGCTTCTATTAAGTTGTTGGTATGCCGCCGTATATACGCCAAACTTAAACCCACCCAGACTCATCATTGTGAGATAAGTACCAAAAATTTGACCATCCATTACTGACTGTACCCCCAATCGACCATCAGGCTACGCTGCTGTACGCCTTGGGCTTGTTTTTGTATGCGCATCACTTCTTGGGCAATTTGTTGCGGGCTTTGTCCGGGTAATGCGTTTACTGTAAATGACTGTGTTATATGATTTGTCTGTTGAGGTGCTTTTTGTTGATTCGATACAGGTCGAATAGGTGGAGGTGGTGCTACTTGTTTAGGTGAATTTTGTAATCCATCACTGCTATTACGCTCTCGAACTGTAGACCCCAAGAAGTTACTATTGACTCTCATGGCTGTCGGCGATGTCATTGGGATTTGTTTTGGTGGTAAATTCTGATTATTGGTGCTATATGACTGATTACTACCAAAAACTGTTTTGGCTTTTTCATATGCCTTACCTATTGCACCACCAATGCTACTGAGAATTTCCCCGCCGCTATCTTTTAACCATTTAAATAAATCAATTACTGGTTGGACTTTTTGTTTGATGCCATCCCAAACTTTACCCATAGCATCACCAAACTGATTAAATTTTTCGCGTGTAGATGTAACAAAATCAAGAAAAAACTTTTTAATGGTATCCCAGTTTTTATAAATCAGTATCGCAGCGCCAACCAATACTGTTGCAACAAGCCCCCATGGGGTAAAGAGTAATGCACGACCAATTGTTGTAATCACAGGTAAAATTTTCATAAAACCTGAAACCGCCATAGGTCCAATTGAAAATAATACCCTCCCAACAGTGGTTGCGAGTGGGATTAATTTTGTAATACCACTGCTTGCGATTCTCCATGCCCATCCAATGATTTTACCAAAGCCTGAAGCTGATTTTGAAACAAGCATAAAGCCTGATTTCAAGATATTGAATGATGATCCAAGGCGAGCGAATCCACCTATCAAGCTTATCAAAGGCGAGCGGATAGCAAAAATTGCAAATTTAGCTGCTAATAATCCTATTTTTAGGACGCCAAGAGCAGCAACCGTTTTGACTATAGTGCCTGTTAATACAGGATTTTTCTGCGTCCACTCGGCAATTTTTGTTGCAAAAGAGCCCACACTTCCCAAAACATCATTAATCACTGGTAATAAAACTGAACCAAATTCCACCCCAAGATGACCAATCCGATTTTTAAACATGTCAATTTGAGCTTGAGTGGTTTTCATTCGGGCTTGATATTCTTTATCCATCGAACCTTCAGCATTTTTGCTATTGGCCATGCCTATTTGTTTTTCAAACTCGCCTCTATTTTCTAGGAGTTTTGAGAATGTATCCCAATGCTCTGCACCAAATAAGGTCGATACAGCATCAATCTGTGTTGTCGCTGGTGTCTCAGCGTAATAACCAGCCTTAAGTTGTTTTTTGCCATCCTTACTCATTTTAGGTGGTACCCAAAGTTTCTCCATAGAGGCTTCTTTAGGTAATTTTTTTATTGCATCCATGACTTTGAAAATTGTCTCAGTTGCGTTCGTTTGCATACCCTTTTCTAGCTCAACAGTTGAAAGACCAATTTCCTTCACCATCGCTTTAAAAGATTTACTTCCTGTATTCGCAGCACCTAGCTTGGAAAAAACTGCATTTACTGCTGTACTGGCTGTTTCAGATTTTTCACCCAATGAAAGTAATGTGGATCCAAGCGCAGCCGTATTTTTATCTGTGATTTTGACCATGCTGGCAGTACCACCCACCCTTTGCATAAAGTCAATAATGTCGCCGCCTTTGGATAGACTATTGTCGTCTAGATAGTTAATGGTATCTGCTAATTTTCCAATCTGAGTCATTGGGATTTTATACATATTGCCGATCTTACCCATATCATCAGCAAGCTGCCCCATCGGAAGCTCAAAAGCTGTGCCCATTTTGATGACTTCTTGAGTAAAACCAACTACTTCATCTTTGGCAACACCCATTCTTAAGCCTGCACTGACCATTTCTGCAATTTCATTTCTGGCAACCGGGCTATTATCAGCAACCGTCAAGATTTCCTTTTGCATATTAAAAAAATCTTTGGTGAGATTACCTGCACTGTCACGTGCACCATCTAACTGTTTAGCCACGCCTAACATTGCGGTTTCAAAATCAATTGCAGTTTTTATCGGCGCAGCCAGTGTCAAGCCAGTGGCAATAGTTGATCCAATTTGTCCTTTAATTTCTGAAAGTCGATTGTTATTGGCTATTCGTTGTTTTTCGACATTACTCAGACGTAATTGCTGAGTTTCTAATTTTTTTAGTTCAGCCGTTACCAATGAATATTTAGAACGTAAATTATCAACATTTTTTCCCATACCGCCAAAAGTACGGATGGCCTCCCCCAATTGACGTTGGTTTTGTTTGACTTTATTGATTTCAGTACCAATCTTGCCAAGCTCTTTAGTGGTTGATCCAATAACCGTACGGAAGCTACCCGCAAGAGCGCCCCCGATCGTAATAACTGCATTGAGTTTTTTATTTGCCATTGCTCAATCACTTGAATATCTGATTGAGCAATTTTGAGATGAAAGCTAGTGATTTATCATTATTCACTTTTTCAGTAAATTATTACTTTTAGCAACTCCATCTGTGATTTAATGCGGTCAAATGTTCAAAAACGCTAGGTTTTGTTTTTTGTTTTTCTTTTATAATTTCTTCAAAAAAAGTAAAGTTGTTCTGCATTATGGATTTCATCATATTTTTCATTAGCTTTTCATCTAAATCATTAAATCTTACGCCTACAGATACAAATTCTAAATAGTTAAGCAAATAATAAATGGCATTAACAGAATCTTGATTTAGTCCTTTGAAATCATTCCATTGCAAATTATATGTTTCTCCATTAGTTGTTTTAAATGTATTGTAAATCTCAGTTGCTTTTTCTACTTGCTTGATATAAATCTCAGAAAGGCGTGACTCCATTAAGGTTTGTATAGAATGTGTTCTAGTAGAATTAAGTGACTGTCCTCTTGTCTGGAAAATCCAGCCTATTACTGCTGCCAAAATACCAAGTAACACAAGAATGGTATTGGATGTGTCTCGTGTGCCAGTAGATAAGCCAAAACTCATAAAACTATAATGTCTAAGTGAGATATTCCAATACACAATTTCCAGAAATAAAACTGTTAAGAAGATCATAGCCAAATTCATTTGTATATGAGTTCTTGGCTTGAGAAAAAATTTATCTCGAACTTTATAGTGAAAGTACAATGCAACGATTATATATGGTGCAACTAACAAAAACGTTCTTAAAAGTAAAATGTTATCAATTTCCATTTTCTTCTCATAAAAATAAAGCATCCTCATAGGATGCTTTATTTGTAATCTCTTGTAAACTAGCCAATTCCATAACCATCAGCAAGGCGAGATGCTCGTAATTTGTAATTCATATATTTCTCCTTATGGCTGACAAAAATACCCAATTACTAAGCAATTGGGTGGGTTAAACGAATAATATAGGTTTGCATCAATGTGGTCAACAAAACGTTTACTCATTTGTCAAGTAGCTAGAAGACAGGGATGTCAACAGTTACAGCTTAGAAACGACACTTAATGTCACCTCTAAATAAAATAAAATTTTATTTATTTACAAATTAGTAACATCAATGTGTTCACTTCCGACTTAAAACCTCAACCCTCTCTCTCACATTGAGTAAAAATGGATAGTCCTGTTTGACTCTAGTAAATACAGATTCAGTTTTGGATGTACCAAGTAACAAACTCGCTGAAAGCTCCCCATCCTTAAAGTGATCTGTAATTTCTGCATACATTTGAGGATTCAACAACTGGATCGCATCACGATAACAACGCCACCAACCAGAAACCCACAGCATATGGATAGATACATTATGTACACGGTTCTCATAGTAAATATCCGCACCACCACCAGTCATTAAACTATGTACATAAGCCACGGCGTCTGGCAGTTGCTCTTCTGGAATTTCATCCAAATGATCAACTTCAAAACGCTGATGAATTATTTTATAGCAATCTTTAAAGTGCAAATGCTTGGATTTTGTCATCAACAGCGCAATGGCTTCATGCAAAGCAGTGCGTTTATCTTTTGTGGTACGTTTAGGGCGTGGATTGACCGCTTGTCCTTTCGTCCAATAATCCCATAACACATCATCACATTCGTTTTGATACATGATGACTGTATCTCGTAATTCGGGTTTGACTTTGTTGGCGTGGATTGAGTAGAGCCAAGCAGGAAGTTTGCGGAGCAACAAACACGTGTGTGAACGAGCTTGATCATCACCATTTATCTGCATGGTGATTTCCACCACGCAGGTTTCAAACTTTTGTTTTAATTTAACAAATTGGCTTTTCCAATCCAAGCCTATACCTTGAACAATAGAGCGCATAGGAACATAAGGCTGTCCATTGTGTTCTACTAAATATAATTCTGCATGGTGAAATGGCACGGCAATAGTATTCATTTGGTTTACTCCTTGTTATGAGATTAACCCACTTTTGAGATGGGCGGTCGGGAGCTCAAAACCGTAACAAGTCGGCGGGCGTATTCCCCTTTCGGGTGTTGTATTAGCCGCACTCCCGACCATAGAGTAAACCTATATGTTAAGCAGACAACAAAACACGAGGTAGATATATAGTCGGTTCTGCCATATTTCAGGCATAAAAAAATCACGATGACGCAGTGATTACGCTTGTTACTTAGATGTTTTGAGCACCTTTAGTTAGAGTATCAAAACTTGGGGATTTGTCAAATTATTGCTATATTCTCGCCACAATAATCCAAATAAGGGGGATTTAATGAATAAATTAATGGTTAGTTTAGTTGCTGCTCTGTTTGTAATGCCTACTTTTGCAGCGGGTTCAAAATCATGTAAAGACTTTAAAACTCAAGCTGAGGCTCAAGCTTACTATGTAAAAAATAAAGCCAAAAAACTTGACCGTGACGGCGATGGTCGTGCCTGTGATTGTTTACCTGGTGGTAATGGCAAGAATTGCCCAAAAGCAAAGAAATAAAAAAGCACCTAGTGTGCTTTTTTATTGATAAAACGATTACTCTGCATCAAAACCAAACCAAAAGCCTGTATTTTTAGAAGCGTTAGTAAAATAAGTTACATTACCAACTTTTTCTCTATGCATATTTTCTTTATTATCTATACCCTTTGCTGCTTTTGTAATTAAATCTACAATTTTAGGTGATTTTTTTTCCATACTTATTTCGGGATTTAGTATTTTTGCAGTTAGACCTAAATACAGCAGCACACCCGCTACCTCCTCTTCTGTTTTAGATGGTGGAAATATGTAATTTAGTGACTCAATTTTGCCTTGGTTATTAACTTTCCCCAACAAACTTAGATCAAGACCAGAAAGATCACCTATATTAAATGTCCCCTTAACTACTTCAATTTTTTTCAATGGCTTCAAGCCATCAGCATCTACTTGAATAATTTCATCATTTAATTTTTGTCTGAATTCTTCTGGTGTAAAACCTAAACTTGCATTACTTTGCTCATTAGCAACAGGTTTTAATGTTTCTTTTGAAATCTCAGGTATTACTTCGGGTTGTGGAGGATTGATGCTTTCCTGTTTATTCTGTTCACTATCTATTTTTTTCTTTTCTGCCTCAGCAGCCTCTATTTGTTGTCTTTTTTCAGACTCCGCTTTTTGCCTAGCCTTTTCTTCATCTGATGTGGTCACACCAACTACAACAGAACACGCAAGCATTGCAATAAAATAAATCAAAGTAGATTTTCCTCTACTTTTCATTTTTACCCATGAAGGATTAATCAATCCAACGATCAATAAAACCAAAAAAACTACACTTAACAGGGCAAACAACCCATTTAAAAATCCCATTTCTTGTTCTCAACTTAAAAAGTGAAATAAGACTAACAAATATTCACAAAAAAGAAAAAGGGCGTTTAGCCCTCCTCCTTAGGCAACCCCTCACACCACCAAATCAAATCTGAAATTTTCAACTGCATTATTTCAGAAAGTGGCCATGACGTGTGAGAAGCCAAACCGAGTACATACGATCGTAAAACCGTTGCACTCATGCAGTAAAAAGTTTAAACGCTTCCTGAATACGGCGATAATCTTTTAAAGTCGCACCTTTAATATTATCGGGAGCCACACTGCACAAATTGGCAAACATCGCAATTTCTTGATTGGCTTCACTCTGCCCTTTGGCCTGCATCTCGGCAGCTAACATGTCCTGCACAGTAGGCTCACGCATCGTAAGCACTTGCACATTAGCACTATCAATCGTGATCGGTTTATTCAAACTAATCTTATAGCCCTCAGGGCATTCCACGATATATTCTGGTAATTCTGCTACTGTCATTTTTTACATTCCCAATGCTGAACGGATATCTTCCAAGACATCCACGCCATTAATAATACGCACCATGTTGATCACATCAACTTCATGAACAACCTGACCACCAATGGTTTGTTTGTAATACGTCAAAGACAGATCATATTTATCTTTTGGCGGTTCACCTGGTTTAGATGTGCCCTGTGCGATTTTGATGATCTTGCCACGCATTTGATGCTCAACTGCGGTCACTGTACCGTCAAAGCTTTCCATCGCTTCACGCACAGTAAATGCTGTGGTTTTACCCTCACGCACACCAAACAGTGAAAGTACATCACGATCATGCGAGTTAAGTGTGAAATCAGCAGTCAGCTTTTTCATACCAACTGTAATATCAATCGGGGCATCCATACCACCCGCACGATATTCTTCTGTTTCTAATTCAAGTTCAGGCGGGTTGCATTCATCTGTTTTACCCGCATGACCTTTACCATCGACAAAAATATTAAAATTCTTGCGAATATCCTTTGCTACTCCGCTCATGCTTTATACCTCACGCAAAAATATCTTTGATATAGTCGTCCACAAGATGTGAGCGGAAGACAATGTGTTCGGCTGGATAAACTGGGGTGAAGTCAAAATCAAAATAGACTTTGCCAGATTTAATCACATCAGCCGTATTTAAATCAGGATCTGCCCAACATTCACCGCCAAGAATGGCCCCAATGTTTTTAAGATAACGAAGGTAGTTATTCACGCCCTCAATCACATCTGACACATAGTTTTTAGTAATGCCACGATCAACCGCCCATAAGTGTGCAGCCTTAAGTGACTCATCAATCATATCTGCGGTGCGCACCACACATAAAAATTGCCATTTCGCATCTGTCGATAATGTGCGATTACCCCATAAACGATACCCGTTTTGACGGATGATAGTGGTCACATTTTTTTCATTGAGTAGATTTGCACGACAGTTTGCGTCACCCATGGCAAAATCAATGGCACGAGCTGTACCAATAATGCCATTAATTTCCTGATTTGATGGAGACCACCACCAGCCCCGCTCATTATCAGACTTGGCAATCAATCCTGCGACATGCGCACTAGACCAAGATGTAATCGTTTCACCATCTGTGCCCGTTTTCTTAGACTTAGGATCGACCAGAAAAACACGTTTAGAACCAAAGTCACCTGAATAAGCGATTGCATCTGCGTCGTTGGTGTTCGGGCCATCAGCAATGATGACGGATTTTAAACGCTCGGCAATTCCTATCAGCTCTGCCACCACTGGATTAGCCAAAGCAGGCGTTTGACCTTGTGCGGGTGTACGGGTATGAGTAAAGCCAGGTGCAATTAAAATTTTTGGCACAAAACCTAAAATGTTTTCTGCTGCTCGAAAGCAATGTACACCCTCATAATTCCCATTTGATGCATTCACGCCGCCCAAAATATTGGCAAGTGTGAGTGCATCAGATGTGCCTTTTTCAACCCGCACCACCACCACCACAGCACCGATCTGATCAAAGATAGAATCGATTGCATCAGGTAATGTGCCAGTCAAACCAAGTTTTGCAGCTTCTGTGCGCGAACCTGCAAGAAGCACTGGCGTGTTAATTGGAAATAAAACTGGATCGGCCTCTGGTGCAGTACCAATAAGACCAATGGTTGAGCTGCGTACCGTAGTAATGGGACGGGAACCACCATCTACTGTGACGTTTTGAATCCCGTGTAAAAATATGTCGCTCATGAATAGAATCCGCAATCTATTAAGATTTAGGATTCATTTTTCCTGAACTCAATATCTATTTCATTATTCACTTTTTCACTTTAAAGCGTCATCGCGTAACGCCACATTTCATCGACTTGATCGTCCGTCAAATTTAAAATACTGAGCATGTATTGAACTGAGTCGTTTGTACGCTCAAACTTTTCAGATTCGTTGTATTCGATTTCAATCCGAGTTTTCAGAACGGGATCTTCGATAGCTGCAATTGATTGTTCTACCGTATTTAAAAGATCGTTTTCTAATAGCGCGAGTTTGAACTGTCTGCGTGTGAGAGCAACAAATTGCAGACTATCAATTTCTTTTTTCTTTTCTTCATCGATATAAATCATTGCATTTCTCCTATGCCGTCTGTGAGATCGGCTTCGTCAACTGTCCATGCATCACGATATTTTGTATCTTCAGGCAATTCTGCATCGTCAATGATTTTGTATTTCTTACCCAATGGTACGTATTGCGCTGCTTCTTCGACAATATTCGACTCATCAACGAGCGATACGATTGCAATGATATTATTGTCTTGTAAATAAATAATTTTCATCATTAAACCTCAATACAAAATAGCTAAATTAACGTAGGTTGGGTTATAAGTACCTGCTGTGTTATCACCACCCCAACTACAGTTAATACAAAACGAGTTTTGATTCGGTAAGTTGTTCGCGTCATCCCACATATTCACAGCCGCACCTGCTGACCCACGCCAACTGGCCATTCCAACCACTGCATAGTTGGCGTCTGGAGCAGCCTGACTTAAGTTAATTCTGTAAACACCGCTGCCGAGCGATGTAACACTTGCAATTCCTGATGATTTTCTGATTGCACCTGTGTTCATATTGAAGTTGATAAATGCGCGAACTGAATTATTAGGGGTCGTAGAAATATTTATATTGCCAGATCCATCAAAATTTGCATTTCCAGACACTGCACCAGAAAGTGCAATGTTACGAGCTGTCTTTAATTTAGATGCAGAATCTGCATTTTTTCCAGAATAATACCAACCACCCCATGTTTGACCACTATCCCATGATTGACGAGCAGCAAAGAAGACTTCATTACTACCGCCTGTCAAATGCGGATAATACACTTGCGATATCACACCCCCAGATCTATAGACTTGTAAAAATCCATAGCCGTATATTCCAGCCAATCCATTATCGGATGAACAGACATATATGCCTGCTGTTAAGGCTGCATTCAGTTGTGATTCGTTTCCGATACCGCCATTTAAGCGTTGTTCAGCAGTAATGGTAATGTCTTGTGTGCCGTCAAAAGCAACACCATTGATTGTTCTTTGGTTTTGAAGTTTGGTTGCGGTTGCAGCATTGCAGTCAATACCATTGGAATTTAATCGAGCTATGACATTGCCATTTTGTGTATTAATGAAATTGAATATCCCGCTATATACCGCAAGATTCATTCGATCAACACCAGAACGCCCCATATCAATGTAATGATATGAATCTGAAGCAACCATGCCCGTTGTCGTGGTTATATTGCCTGCAACATCATTGGTTCCGTCAAAATCCAGCCCAAAAATTTTCCGAGTATTTTTAAGTTTGGTCGAACTTGCGGAATTTCCTGATATATCGGAATCTGTATAAGCCAGTTCTTTTTTAATAAGATAATCAATTGCGCCATTTTCTTGAACTACACAACTGATGATTTTTGTTTTACCAGATATCACATCACTCGCAATGATAAATGTACCACCTCCAATCAAAGAAGATACTAAACCTGACGAAAACTGAAGGAAGAACTTTCCGCCGGTGTTATCAAAAAAAGCGGTCGATTTATCTTTGAAATACTGAATAAAATCTGAATCGTTATTAAATGATGTTTGTTCAAGTGCAAGTTTCTTGGCTGCGACAGCAGTTGCTGTTTTATCAAGTTTATTGTCTTGTAAGGCTTTACCCTGTTTTGCAGTTAAGGCTTTTGAAGCATCATCAGTAAGTAAATCATCAGTAAGCTGCACTACACCCGTTTGACTTGTACTTGCCGAACGAATGGTTTGTGTTGAAACCACAGTTGCAAGACCTTTGGCATTAAAAGTAATAACAGGAATGATAATATTTGAGCCGTACGTGCTTGCAGTCACCCCAGAATTGGCAAGCGTTAATAAACATGACGCATTTGTTGAACCATCAAAATTAAATGATCCAGTCGCTGCGCCTGAGAATGCGATATTTCGAGAAGTTGCAAGTTTCGATGCAGAGTCAGCATTGCCACTTAATGCACCATAAAACACAGGATTTTTTGTATATCCTCTATACTCATCTGAGTAAACATTGCCGCCTGCATGAATTGCACCCGCTGAATAGATGCCAAAATTCGGAATAAGATTAGCTTGAGAATAAGAATTAGAAACAAGCAACCCACCTGTTAGAACTCGACGTCCATTCTGTTCATCTTCTGATGTAATCCAGAGATCCTGATCACCTCTAATTCTTTTAATATATGCCAATCCGTTTACACGTAAATCACCATCTACTGTGCCGCCAGACTTATCAAACTTATCATCCTGAAGTTTTTTACCTTGTTTTGCAGTTAGTGGCTTTGTCGCTTCATTAGTAGTCAAGTTATCGATGAGTTCGTTACGACGAATGTAGTTTTCATTGACCCAAGCTTGTGATGCATATATCAGCGATTCATCTAAAACAATCTCAACCACACTGCCGTCACGCACATCTTGAGTGAATTTTAAACGATACTCACTCACCCCTTCTGGATCAGCTACTTTAAAAAATGGAGCATGTGAACCATGCGAAATTAATACATTATCGGCAATAATCCCCATTTCACGAATCCAAAATCCACCCACGTTTGATGGAATGATCGTTTCAATCACAATGTAATTGGCAATACTTGGGTGCTTGGTATATTTGGTAACGGCCTGACGATGTACTTCATGCACCAAAGCATTACGGGTTTTGTCTGGTGTAGGTACCGAACCATTGCCGTCACCAAAAGCAACATGCGTGATATTGAGTTTGGAGTTGTTAGCAATTGCAGTAGCAATCGCTGCATCCCCTGCATTGGTTGTTACATTGTAATATTCACTCATGCTTTTGGCTCGCTCGAAAAAGTAAACGCTGTCTGATGAACAAGAATGTTACAAATCGTCAAAACTGGATTAGTTGTGATTTGAAGATTTGAAAGATGTCTTGATGCAGGTTTATTTTCTCGAACTAAGCGATTTACTTCCTTATACACTTCTTCATTCAGTTCTTTACCAATTAGGTCTAGTTCTAAATAGAATGTTCCTGGTTTACCTTGTGGATTGGTTTGCCACCATTCCACTAATGTTGTGGTATAGCCAAAAGGTTCTAATGCTTTTTTTATTGCGGCTGGCGTACCTTTCATTTTATGTCGATTGAAAGACTGCTTTAAAACAGTTCGCTTTAAAGATGGACTCCATTCATTGCGCCAATAATCCACTGAGTGCTGAATCGCTAAATAATTTAAAAATTGATCTGGTACCGAATCAATATTAATTAAAACATTAAGCCGCTGCTCTAACTCAATTTCAGTTTTTCGGCTATCACTTAGCTTAATTTCAATATCTGTAGCGTTTGCAGGTAATAATAAACTCATTCATACGCCCTCAATTGAATATCAATATCGGTGCAATGGCCCGCCTGTGACTGATCTAAAATCACATCCTGAGCGGGTTGAGTAATTTCCACATGTTCCACACCAGAAATATGCAACACTGAGTACAACGCACTCAGGCGAATTGATCGACCAATACGGCGCTGTTCTTTCACATACTGATTTAAATTGTCCATGGCTTGCTGCAACAAAGTGCTATTCTTGGCTGTTTGAGCCACGTAAAGAATCGCTTGAACACTATAGTTGACAATATTCACAGAATGCACAGTCGGTCGGTCACAACACGGTCTGACTGTTTCATCACTTAATGCAGTTTGAACAATATTAACTAGTTCTTGTGAAGCTGAACCTGTTTCAGAGTCATTTTGTAGAATATAGATATCTAACAAATACGGCGTTGCCTCTGGCGAAACCACCGACACATCGCCGACCCGACCGTCTGCGGAATGTGCAAAAAACTTATAAGAGGATTCTGGCCCTGCAACACTTAAACCATCCATCGCTAAGATATAGCGATAACGCAAATCATCATCCGTTTCCATGACTGCGGCTAGAGGTGGTACCACGGTATTATCTGCGGGGCTAACGACCAAACGCTGAATATTGCGATCAATGACCAAATTATCCAGATCTGATCCGCTCGAATACATGACCATCAAGGCTTTAACATCTTCATTGCGTTGCTGTCTGAAAATCAATTCACGAAAAGCACTTTCTTCAAGCAGCTTGGTCACTGGTTCTGATTCACGCGCAATGGTTTTAGCCATTTCTGCACGTTCAGATTCATCACTATAAAGTGATAAAAAATAAGTCTTACGTTCCGCCAAGATTGATTCAAAACTTAAATCTTCAATCAATTTAGGTGGAGTAAGTTGATTAAAATTAATACCTGCCATATCCCACCTTATTGAATGACGATTCCATCAATTTTGATTACTTTGCCGTCTAAAACATATTTACCTGTCAGACTCAATACCAATTGCCCAATTTTGGCGCTGGTAATATCGACTTGCTGTAACTGCAAACGGTCTTCCCATTTATTTAATGCTTCAGCGACTGCCGCATAAATATCAACCAAAGTTTCTCGGTTGACGGGCGCATCAATCAACTCAAACAAACGTGAACCATAATCACGGCGCATGACCCGAGTCCCAAGCGGTGTGGTTAAAATATCGATAATGCTTTGACGTAAATGCTCAATACCCGTCAGTTCACGCCCATTACTTCGACTCATCCCCATTTACACCACTCCCTGTGTATCACCACCGCCCGTTTGAACGCCAGAGTGTTTATGCGATGAGCCAATTTCTTTACCGCCATGTTTGACAGAACCGCCTGTAAACTCCACATTTCCAGACATTTTGGATGAACCAGCAACATTGAGAGAGCCGCCAACGGTGACATTCCCAGTAAAAGTAGAATCAGGACAATCCACAGTTGCGGAACTGCACTTAATGATCACATGGCCACTGGATTGAGATGCGTCAATCAAAAGAGTATGGCTTTGCTTGTTGTACTCAATCACAGTGCCATCGGCATAAATGGTTTTTGGGTTTTGATCAGTTCCAGCATTAGGAAACCGCTCTTGTGAGATTGAAAAAGCAATCACCCCTTGCGCCAGATCTCCGCTTTGAGATAACACACAAACCTGCTCATCTTTGCTTGGTGCGTGGTATTCTCGATCATCACCTGCCCGTGGAACAGCCCAAACCAAACCCTCAATAATTTCCCCATCAAAATCGACGGTAGCGGTACCAGATTCATAATCCACTGAATCAATACGACCGAAGCGGATTAGATTTCCAACAATTCGATCTGTTTGTGCAGCAGCATAGGCACTCATACGATCTCCTTATAATCATTTTCATGACCAAAACCGATATTGGGAGAATGACTATAGACAGGTGTAGGCACTTCGCCTGTTTGTTTCCAGATATTGTCACCAATCAAAATTTGCATGGAAAAATCAACCCGCCACACTTCAAAACGATCCAGCTCAGGAAAGAAATCATCCTGTGTTACTGCATCTACGGTAACTGGTCCAACAGCCACATTATTGAGCGCATGAAAACGCTTATTTTTAAATATGTAATAGGCCAGTTGCGTGGCTAATGTTCTTATTTTGAGCTTGGCCTTATCTTGATCAAAAGTATCAATAATTCTTGCTTCAAAACGGGCAATCAAAGGCAATTGCTCTGAGCCTGCGTCATTTTCAGAATCTAGTTCAAACTCTGGTAAATCCAGCAACAATGCAGGTAAAAGTTCTTTTTTGGGCGCACGGCGTTCTTCTTCCTCACGATAAAATTCAACAATCTTGAATTGAGGAAATTGCGCTTTAAGCTTGTGTTCGATGGTGTTATGTAAAATTTTTAGATCTACCCCATCCATTTCATTTGCCATTTCAACTCATGCTCCAAAATCTTAAAAAACTGTTCTTCAAAACTAACTGAATTAAACTCTGTACCCTCAAGGTAGCTATCTGCTTTGGGCTGAATCACATCGACCTGTTTTTCTATGGGCAAACGTGCCTTTCCTGTACGTTTAAATACCTGATGTTTAGACTTTGAAATGAATGCGCGATCTACTTTGCGCTTACTGGCTGTGACCCCAGTTTTGGTTTGCTTTGGGTTTAAATGAATCAGTGATACGTCATTTAATCCATAAAACAAACGAATCGAAAATCCTGTACTGGTTTGAATAATGGTGCTTTTTTTTAATCGACGGCGAATAATTTTTTGTGTGAGCATCAGCTCTTTGCTCAAACCTCTAGCGGTTCGGGTACTGAGCCAACTGGCCATTTTATTTAAAGTCCGTTTTAACGCAATTTGTGCATCTTTCAGACTTGGCTGTAACTGATCAACGATGGTTTGAATACCATCGGCACGTATATCAAGTCGGATCATCCTCATATTCCAACTTTAAAATGCATAAACCTGTACCATCTTGCTGCGGGTAAGACATCACATAAAACTCACGTCCGTTCAGCACCAAAATATCTTTAGCACGAATACCCACCGCATCGACCTCTTTGCATGTAAAACGAGGTTGAGCATCGTCAACCTCATATTCACCAAGTTGGGCATTCAAATACGGCTCATCAAAAATACCTGTGAGGGTACGTTCTTCACCTGATCGACGTAGCGTTACAGTTGCTTGCGTGGCAAAACCGCCCGCAGCATCCCCCTGTAAAAATACGTCCAGATTCTCCCAGCTTGGCGCAGGCATTATTCAGCACCCGCAGCGGCTTGAATCGCTTCAATCAGCTTTTCTTTGGTGAGTGATGCATCTAGTTCAAGTTCATATTCATGATGGGCAAATTCAACCAGTTGCGCTTTGGTCAGGGTTGCCAAGTCAACTTCATCGCCTTGCTCATCCTCAGAATCAGCCTCAACCAAGGTGCCGCGACCACGATGCAATAAATCTTTCGCTAAAGCTTCATCTACTTCAACCTGCTCACCTGCTTTATGAATTTCACCCGCAATAACAACAGCGGTGGTTAGCGCAATTACAATTGTTTTCATAGCATTATCCAAAAATTAAAAACTAAGTGGAGAAAGCACCTTAAGGTGCTTTCTTGCCATAGCAGATAGATTCGTTATTACGCAGAACAAAATCGACATCCTGAAATGCCACAATGCGCAGTCCACCACTTGAGCTTAATGAGTAAGGATCCACTGTAAGATCAAGACCACCCCATAAACCAATAATCAAGTCATTGAAGTTACCGAAGAACACATCACCATTTTCAATTTGATTGGTGATCTCAGTGCGGTAACCATTGACCGTACCACTTGATTCCCAAATGACACTTTCGGTGCCTGAGCCAAATCGTGGTGTGGTCTTACAGTGTCCACGCATCAATGCATTCATGACATAAGCCATACTATTCACGTTAGCGTTGTCTGCGGCAATCTGGCTTTCCATGTCAACAAATTCCGCATAGCTCGGATTTGCAGCAGAGAAAGGCACCGCATTAATACCCGACATATTCTTTAAGCCGAGTGGTTGTTTTGCGGTACCAGAACCGTAGTACCCTGCCTTATCAATGGCTAAAGCAATGGCTTGGTTAATATCATCCCAGACCAAGCTTTCAGCATCAGGGGATGCCTGTTGCAATAGGCTACGAGTAATATCAACACGTGAACCCACTGTTTTTGGTTTTAATTCACGTTGACCTGTGGTTGGATTGCTGCCTGTAACATCCTCACCCTCACCAACCCAATATGCAGTTGCACCACCAGTCGCTTTAGGAATCTCAACATTCCCCACCAAACCTGACATATGGCGACCCAACTGCATGATTGTGGTACGGCTACGCAATAGTTCAATAAACATATCACCGCGATGGTCAGTACCCAATAAAGTACCACCAGCCCCTGTACCGCCACCCAAGTTAAAGGCACGTTGTTGGATGTCTTTAGGCAAAGAACGCGCCAAAACATCTGATGGAATTAGAATACCTTTTGCGCTACGACCATAAGCTTTTTGCGCGGCCGTACTACATTCAAACTCAAAAGCTGCTGCTTCGCGCTCTGCATTTGTTGCTCCTGGGAGTTGCGCACGAATCGCACGGAATAACGAGAAGTTACGCACTTCATCATCAGTTAAACCAAGGTTGGCATCATTGGCTTTCGTAGGCTCAGTGACTGGCTTGCCCTGACGTTCATGCATTTTGTCTAAAATAGCAGTTTGAAACTCAGCAGGTGATTTACGCTGCTCAACATACTCAGCAGCAAGCTCAGGCATGTTGTACTTTTTACCCAGTGCAAGCAGGTCACGAACACGGGTATGTTCCTGATCAGCACCACGTGTTGCGGTGTCCTCGGCTGCACGAACAATTTCGATTACTCCGAAACGCTCACCTTTGTCATTGATTTGTTGACGGCAGTAGTTGCCATCTTTATCTGTAAAATGATCCCAATTCATACGATATGCTCTTTGCTGATTCGCTGGAATAGTTGCTATAGGATCATTGTGTGCAACCGCAGGATTATTTTCATTATTCAGTTTTTCACCTGAACGACCCACACCCACATCATCATCCGCAGGAATAGAAACACATGAAATTTCATAAGGTTGCCACGAAGTAATCAAATAAACATCATCATGTTCACGCTGTTCTTTTAATATGGCTTTATTAATGATGTAACCCACACTAATTTTGGTGCGGATTAAATCATTAATATCTTGGAGAATATCCTCACCACGGGCTGACTTACTTAATCGAACAATGGCACGGCCTTTGCGCTGAGATACATCTAGCCAAGCGCTCTCAACTACACCGACCTGGTCACGCGAGTTGTGATCCATTAAAAACGGCGCACGATTATTTAATCGAGATAAATCTATGGCGCCTTGACTGTGATCTAGAATTTCAACACCGAACCAACGCCCAACCTCAGTTTCACTTGAAAATGAAAGCTCAACGGTACGCTTTTCCAGATCTACTTTAAAATCATCAACGACATAACTACGCACCAGTTTATCTTTATTAAAATCTGGTAATGGTTTGGTCTGTGATGCGTCACGCTGAAAAGCAAGGCCAGCCAATGCAACTGCATGGTTTAATCGATTAATTCGCATCTTTATTCCCCCTTACTTCAGAGATAACCAATGTTTTTTTATTTCGGTTAGATAATTCCTGATCAATACCCTCAGGATGTTCGCCAAATAAAGCGAGCATTGACATCTCACAATCTTCTTTTGTCTTATGACCTAATCCCCAAGATGTGCCACTTGAACGAATTTCACGATCAAAATCCACAATTGTGTAATAACCCTTACCGATGAATGTTGCAGTTAAAATTGCGAATTGCTCTCGCACTGCCTGTACAGTCCAGTTAAATCTTTTTTCGTGATCAAATTTAACTTTCTGTCCTACTTCTAAAAAATTAATACTACTCATTACACACCCTCTTTTGGTCGACCTACAGCGCCCATTGGTTTTTTACCCATACTTGCCAAAATCATTTCTTCAGCAGTTTCTTTACTAATACCTTGCTCTACCAAAACATCGATCATGGCGCGTGTATCTCTGGCAATTTCTGCCCATACGGTTTGTGGATCTCGACCTTGCTCACGAATTAATGAACCAGGTGAAACCAACATATTATTTTTAGATTTTTCGGCTGCGGCGACATCACTTGATGGATCAATCCATTGCCAACGGCGCGGCTGCCATGTCACCGACTTATAGCGGTCAATATCAACTGCCTTGAGTTGAACATTGCCTTTGCTGATTGCACCTTTTAACAGTGAGTATTCCAACCAAGCGCTATAAACAGGTTCAACTAAACTTTCGATCAACCACTGTTGTAATTCTTTCCAATGTTCACGCTCATCCAATGTGCCTTGGCGAATACTGGAAAAGTTCACACCCTCAAGGTCAGATGCAAGGTTGTTATATAAAACCCCCATACCTGCCGCCATTGAGCGCAACATGGCCTTATGAAATGGTAAGAACTCACCTGTAGGATAATTGGGCGACCATTCTTTAAATTCCGCACCTTCTGGCAAAACAGGAACCTCACCAGCTTGGGATTCAATCTGAATTTCATCTTCATCATCATCAAATTCAGGTCCATGCCCCTCTTTCCACTGGATAAAACCCATTTTGTTGGCTGAGGTACGCGCATTCACAATGGCTGAATCTTCAAACTCAGCCAATTGCTTCATGCGAAATAGACTGGTTGCCGTCCAAGGTAAGCCGCGCTTTTGACCAATGATGTCCTCCAAATAACCATGAATGACATCCTCGGCAGGGACACGAATATAATTTGCAGAGCCAAAACGATATTGAGTTTCTTGAGCATTGGCAGAATCAAAGTAATAAGCAACTGGGCGACCATATTGATTAAACTCAATGCCTTGGCGAATAAAATTACCTGTTCTGGTCTGATGGTCACTAAAACTGACTGGACAACGCTGCGCATCAATCATTTGCAAAGCAAAGCCCATCGACCCCGCATCACTGCCCCGCACAATCCGCACAAAAAACTCACCATCTTTCGCAGCAGAAATGATGCAAGCACGTTGAATGGACCGCCAAGACTTCTTGCCCTGAATATCGCAGTTGTGCTTTTTACCCCAGTTATCCCAAGCAAGCTCAATCGCATCATTGGTTTTATTGTCGAGTTTCCCCGCATTATTTTTAATCTGTGCCTGAAGTAATACACCTTGTGGACCTACAATATTTTGATGGCACAAACGCAGGAACTGCTTACCATAATCATTATTGGCACATTGTTCACGACTACGAGCAACCAAAATCCGTTGGTATCGTTCAATGATCAAATCGGCGGGCAACGGTGTCGATGGCCACTTACTGGTGAGGCGGTCATTCATGCCCGCTTTAAACATACGCACGGCGTTACGAAAAACTCGACTGCCCTTTTTCACAAATGAATCAGCATCTAGGCCTTGGTTGATCTGCGTAACATGCGGTACTTCTGGAATTTGGCGTTTAAATACATTCATCATGGCCATTACTCCAAACGCACACGAATGACTTTACCAAACACACTTTTTCCGCAAGCTTTAGCCTGCTCTCTAGCAACCTCAGCGCGATAAAAGCCACGTAGTTTGACCAACGTATCAAAAGGTGTTCGGTATAATTCACGGTTATTAATGCGATAACGCTCTTGATCTAGCGTGGCACGGTTCTCAATTACCGCCTCAATGGCCGCAAGCGTTTTTTGCGCATGGCTTCTTAAATCAGTATTGTCTGTAAGGCTTGCCAGATCAGCTTTAATTTCCACCACACCTGATTCAATTTCATCAATCAAGCCCGTAGAGTAAATGGCGCGTAATGAATAGCCGTAATGACCTGCTTTATAATTCTTGGTGATTTCAGCAGGAATATTGAATAAGTGTTGGTTGCCATCTACCTGTGACTGTAGATCAATCGCAGAATTGCCACGCAAGTATGCAACCAATGACCAACCGTTTGAAGCAGGATAAGCCGTCAGATTGACCCAAAAATTTAGGGTGATACCTGCGGTGATGATTTTAGGAAATCGAATACAACTCATGAATGATGATGACCGAAGTGTGCCAGATAAGGCTATCTTCGGAAATCATCAGGATTTTTTCATTATTCAGTTTTTCAATTTATTTTTTATTCCCGAACACTTTTTTCTTTTTAATAACTGTCGATGGGGTTTCCTGTTTATTCTGCACCTTTTTCCGTACCACAACTTTAGCCACATTCTTGACAGGTTTGGCTTCACGTTCCTCTGCTGGTTCTACATCTTGATGCTGCAATCGTTCCTTAATCCTTTTTAAATTCGGTTGCATAATTTTCAAAGCCGCCAAAGCATACACGCGGCAGTCTAAACTTTCGTTACGCGCCCGATCTGGCTTATGCCATTCCCGTATTGGCTGCCCTTTAATATATTTAAGTACCAACTTCTCTGCTGTAAGCTGCTTATACCATTCAGCTTCACGCTGAATGGGAAAGTGACAATAACCTGGTCCACCTTTCTCCAAAGTCAAACGACGAGTCACAACCAGCTTGGCCTCGTCCGTTCCCACAATGAACAAATCAATTTTACGCTTATCTTTACCCGACTGTTTACGCTGTGGACTTTGTACAATAGGCAAACCCCAACCCCCACGGCCTTTGATAGCAAATAATTTACGGTTACGGCGACTTTTAATATATTCATATGCGGCTTGGGTATAACCATTGGTACCACCCGTATCCAGACAAGCTGCTGAAATATTGAGTTGAGATCCAGATTCATGCATGTAAGTTTCTTCCAGCACATCATCTAAATCCTGCCAGACTTCCTCACCTAATGGATCTCCCCACAATACGCGATAATCAATCGACCAACTTTCCTCACCCCCACCCCAAGCCACAATTTCAAGCTCAAGCCGATCCATCTGCATATCAATACCACAGGTGAGATAAACCCCACCCAATGGCACTGTGGCTTTATATTCTTCAGCTCGGTTCTGCAAAGAGTCCGCATCAACTTTATCGGCATTTTCTTCATAAGTTTCGCCAAGGGATACATTCACAAAAACCTGTAAATCATCCAGTGCTAATTTATCTAAATAGGATTGGACAATATCCGACATCTTACGAAAGGTTGATAACATCTCAGGTGCATGAAAACTGATATGACCTTTATATGGCAATTCCGCTTTCCAGCCATGCCCTAATTTTTCAGCATTGCGAATAGCCGCAATACGTTCACCATCCGACCAGACTTCATGGCAACATTCGCAGCGATAACCCGCAGTTTCGACTTGATGTTCTTGGTCTAAATCTTCGCGCGCATCTTGAATATTGGTTGATTGTCTGCCTTCCCAATGGACATTTTCCCACTTTAAATACTGAGCCTCTCCACATTTCGGACATGGCACATAATAACGGCGACGATCACCACGGTAATATGCCGATTCAACGCGGCTGGCACCCTTTACCGTTGGTGTACTGGATTCCGTTCTTAGAGCTTGATCACCAAAAGTGGCTGAACGCTGTGATAATAATTCAACTGGATCACCCTCAGCAGTTGCCTCCATCCCGTCGATTTCATCAGCATGGGTGATAGGTGCGGAGCGTGAGCGTAGAGTCTTGGGTGAACCTGCCCATGAAAACATCAGCCATCCGCCAATATAGGAAATCATACGGCTATTATTCACACCATCGCGACTGCGCGGCTTTGCCATTTTTTGAGCAATGGACTTATTGGCCTCAATCATCGGGCGCAATTTGGTTTCTAAAAATGTCTGAACATCGCCCTGAGTGGGTTGTACAAAAATCTGGGATTTAGGCTCATGTGCAATAAAATAGCCTGTTGCACACTGTTGAATTGTAGTTTTACCAAGCTGTGCGCCTGTCATATAAGTAATACGGCGAACGCCATATTCTTTAATCGCATCGATCATACCCCGTTGATACGGCGCATTATCAAAATTTATCGGACCTGGTATCGCATTACCCGCAGGAATCTTAATATTTTTCTCAGCCCATACACTGGGTTTTATATCTGGTGGCGGTACCAAATGTTCCATTGAACGCTTAAGTGCATCCATGACTGAATAGAAATTACTGAAGATAGATAAATCAGACACCCTCATCATCCTCCAATTCAGCTTCAGCCGCAGTTTCCAGAGCCAATACAATTTCAGCTTTTAATTTTTCTTTAAAAATACGTGCATCTGTTTCACCAAGTAATTGCAATACCGCACGTTGTGGGATGTTCATCATATTTGAGCGGATGATGCCAAAGACTACGGCTTGTGCTCGCTCAAACTCTGCAATTAATGCAACTTGCCCTTTTTTTTCTGCCAATTCCAATTCAGCTAATTCTGTTTCTGCTTTGGCTTTTCTAAGTTTTAAGAGATTAATGTCATCAGGTATTTCACCTGTGGCATCATCTGCGGCTTTATCCTGTAACCATTTTGCAATTTGTGCTGTATTAAACTGCCATTCTTGACCTTTTCCGCGACTTCGGACTACAACTGGACAATCTTGACGAATCCATGAATCAACCGTGGTTAGAGCAACTCCAAAAACATCTGAAAGCCCCGTCCTACTTACGATCTGACCCTTTTTTGACTCCGCCATTTAAGCTCAAATTCCAACCCATTGTTTATGTGAGATATAGTAGTATGGTGCGTTTCTAAAATTCACGCAGATATGAAAACCCGCGAGGTCTTTGCCCCCGCCTGGGGTGGCCCTAGGAAAGTACCTTGGTAAATGATATTTATTGTCATTTGAGCGATGCTAATTTGATCCATTACACAGCTCCCGATCCTCTCTGATGATCTGCTGCGCAGTGGCTAGCTGCTCTGCTACGGCGTCCGCTTTGGCTGCGAACCGAACAAGAAGCTCGACATCTGTGTCGAGAAGTCCGCCTGTTGTGTCTGCATCACTGTTGCTGGTGGTGCTGGCAACTGTGGACACATCTGGACATTCCTTAGGTTTGAGTGAGTCGCGCAAGCTGATAGTGCCAGCACGATACTGATCAATAAGAAGTGTTTCATTGTGCTTTATTTCCTTAATTTTATCAAGGTATTTAGCTGATATTTGCTCTTGTTTTGCATAAGCTGTACGCTCGTTATCAACGGCGGTTTTAAGCTTGGTTTCTAATTGCTTAATCTGCTGTTGATATGAGCTAATTTGTTCAGACTTCGCCTTGTTATATCCATAATCATAGCCACACCAAACAAGAAATAAAGTGAAGCAAATGGCGGTAATCGCACCAATCAACTTGAGATTCATTAGAAACCATCCTTGATGATCCATTGACCTGTTCTCATCTGCTCTGAATGGCGTTTAGCACGATTTGGCGTTTGAGTTGCCCATAATGAGTTGAGCATGCCTTTGGCTGCATCTGCATAGCGACCTGTACGCACCATCTCTAATGTGTTTTTAAAACCAAGTAAGCCATCGACTCCCATCTGGAAAGCCATAGATACAAGAACACCACGGCGCGCATCATCAAGTGATTTGATCCATGGTAATTTACGCTCAAGCTCGCCCAGTCGCTTTTGAATATCATTGTTGAGCAAATAGGCAGATTCTTCCGCCGTGATGCCTCCGCCCTTGCGCTTATCGATTAAGCGACCAACTCCAATGGTGGAATAACCCAGATGATCTTTGTATTCATTCAGGATTTCGCCTTCTTCAGCACGTAAAAGCCGAGTAATATTGGTATCAAAATTGCTCATTTCTTACCTCGACTCAGCCAGTCTTTTACGATGTCTGCAAAATAAGAGAAGAAATTTTGCTCTTTATATGCGCCTGTCTTAATCCAAGTGGTCAGCTCTTGAATGATCATCCCGCCAAATGCACCAAGCAAAAAGCCCACACCACCTGCATGGATAGGCTCTAGGTGAAATAGATGAATCACAACTTGAGTCAGGTAATGCGCCGTGATTGCCCCTGACAAAATGAATACGGCGTAATCCCATACATTTTTCAAGCGGTCTTTATGGTATCTGGTCACAACCGTTGCTCCCAACAAGCCAGCAATGAAAAACTGAAAATCGTTTAGCGCCTTGACTATTGCTTCATAAAAATCATGCCAACTCATTTTTGTTGAAATCTCAAAATGTTGTTTTAATTATTTTTAAACAAGTTGGTCTTTTATTTCATTATTCACTTTTTCACTATTTGTAATCATTTTTGTTGACAGTGTAATCAAAAATGATTACAATGGGTTATGTTCAACAGATAGAGGAAAATGTGAAAAGAACGGACTTCATCAAGGAGCTAGAACAACTTGGTGCTACGTTTAAAGAGGGAGGTAAACACACAAAAGTTTACTTAAATGGAAAACAAAGCACCATTCCCAGACACCGAGAACTTAATGACATGTTGGTCAAGGGAATAAGAAAGCAATTAGGAGTTGGGGGCTAGCCCTCAGCTTCACCAATTTCGATGAGGTTTTTCTCACATTTTATACAGAGGTTTATATATGTTTTATCCCGCAAAAATTATAGAGGATAAAAAAGACGGCGTTTTTGTCGTTGAATTTAGAGATATTCCCGAAGCTCTAACCCAAGGTGAAACTTTGGATGAGGCAAAGGATATGGCACAAGATGCGCTTATTACTGCAATGGATTTTTATTTTGAAGATCGTCGCGCAGTACCAAAACCAACTGATCCATTAAGTGGTGAATATCTTATTGAACTTCCTCTGAGTGTATGGTCTAAAGTGCTTTTGCTTAACACAATGCTTGAGCAAAACGTAACTCAATCCGACTTAGCTAAACGACTGGGTAAACCACGTCAAGAAGTGAATCGTATTATAGACTTAAATCACTCCACGAAAATTGATACTATTGCTGATGCATTAAAAGCACTTGGCAAAAAACCCAATTTAATAATCTAGAAAATTAAGCCCGATTCGTTCGGGCTTTTAATTACATGCAGTAATTTTAATAGTCCGCGGATGTAAGTTAAAAAACTTGGCAACATCTTCAATTTTAAAACCTTGATTGATCATCGCCTTAATGCCCTCATTGCGGTTTTTAAGCAATATATGCCTACATTGCGAAAGCACCAACAATTCACCACCAAACACTTTGCAGATTTGCAATGCATCTTGATACCCTAAAATATTCACAAGCACATGATCCATTTTAAGGCGCGTTGCTTGAGGAACATATAAAAGTAATTGACCTGCGCCTGTGCGCTTCTCAACTTTGTAACGTGGACATTGGCTTACAAGATATAAAGCTTTTTGGCGACCAATCACTTCTGCAATAGACCTTAAATCACCCTTTAAATCAGATATTATCTCGGACATTTAAATCCCACCTTGGTGCGCAATAAAGAACAATGTAAAAAATCATAGCTATAGTTAGCAGGTCAATTGTTTGGTCATTTCTTCCAAAAAAAGGTGAACAATAAGCAGAAACAAATAGAATTATTGATACAAAGAAATAGTCCATAAAAACGCAATGCAGGTTTTCTGCTAATTTCAACTTCTTATAACCCCATGCAACGAAACCAGAAAAAATCAAAGATATTGTTATGACTAGAAGGCTCAACACTAGCGACATTCTTAAGCCCTCACACTACGGCGATGCACAAGCATAGCCGCATCACGCGCATGCTCATTGGTACGCCCCATCCAGCCTGTAACTTTCTTAAAAGTATCGGACTTGTACTTGGTGCAGTTATCCTTTGGATGAACTAAGGTGTACTTGATCTTATTTTCCTTGCACCAGTTTTCCCAAATCTGAGCATCACGCTTGACCGAACCAACACCTTGAGCTTTTTCACGCCCACCTGTAAACCAAGTGCGTTTCCGTGGATCTTCGATATATAAATACACTTGTGATTTACTATAAAGTTCACACAACTCTATAACTCGTGCCATTGCCTGAGTAATCGTAAGACTGATAACTTGAATTAGATCACCACCCTTACCCTCATCTACTGCAACAGCGAAACCAGTATTTACGCCTGTATCGATGCCAACCAATATTTTCATCCCTCACCGCCTTTGAGTGCTTGTTCTAAATCAGCAACATTAAGAACAGGTGCGCCATTCCTCAAAGTTTTATATTGTTTTTCTTCAATACATGTTTTTATCGCATCCAATTTCGTCTGCAACTCATCAATCCGCTTTTGCTGGTATTGCCAAGCTTTGCTAAACCCCATCCATAAACAACTGGTAGTCTTGTATTTAAATTGGCACTTTTCTTCGTCAAATTCCCGCATATGCATTGGTAGCGATATTTCTTCAAGCATTACCATGAAAGCTTCTCTACACTTATCCATTTCTCACCTCACAACGTTTAAAATAGAAGATAATTGGCTTATTAGTTTCAACAACCAATCCAAAGCGCTTTGCATGTTGATACATTGCATATTTGCCATGATTGTTTAAGCCGTTAATGTAGTTGCTCAAAACCCTGCGCCAACCCTCAAGAGACATTGACGATTTATTTAAGTTGCAGCGAATACAAGACGGCATAATGTTGTCGATATGATCATTTTCAGGCTTGAGTAATTCACCAGTCGATTGAGTTTTTAAGAATCCTGTCTTCTGGCATTTAACAAATTTAAAGTCTCGAATGACTGGATCAAAATGATCCGCGTGCCACTTATCACCCAATAATTCACCGCAATAAGCGCAATGGCCGCCAAACTTCATTTTTAGTTCTGCTCTTTGAGCCTTAGTGAGTTTCATTGATCACCTCACAATTCGGGCTAACATCGACCATGTCTAAGACTTCGACTTGACTATCTTGTTTGATAGACAAATCACCTTTATTCTCATTATTTGGAGAATTTGATAAAAAAGAATGATTTATTGTTTGATCATTGCTTGATTCAATGCGGTGGCCTGCGGCGATTTCTTCTGGTGTTGCGTGTCTAACTCGCGGTGGTCTCCAGCAAAAACCTTTATAATCTAGCCAGACACCACCGTTTTTATAAACACCAAGTACAGGCCACAAAATAGTATTTTTTGGATGTGTTTTTACAACCAAATCCCCAACTTTAAACATGCTGATTCTCCTTATAAGACTCAACAATTTCGTAGTCTGCAATGGCTTTTTCTAGTCTAGACAACTCTGTGAAGCGCAAAATATGAGTTTCATCAGTAAATGGCGCGGTCGGCCTGCGCCAATTACCCCCATCCCACCATTCAAAAAATCTTTCACTTTGTTTAATGTACCGAGTGCTGCAACTTAATTTTCTGTAATCAGTCGCCCCTTCTGGTGCATTTTTAATTGCATCCGTAGCTTGCTGAACATTGTCAAACTTATTAACAATCTCAACCGACTCAACCACCTGTTTGAGTTCTGAAAGATCTATTGATTCATTTATAAACTCTCGATCAGCACTCGCATTAACCCAATCCTTAAATCCATCAGACCATCTTGCTAAATAATCTGTATGTCCTTCTGAGTGAGCATTTTTAATGTACGTATTCGTGTGGAATAGCTCAGCACCCTCGGGCGCACCCTCTAAAACCCGCTTCGCTTCCTCAACCCCGTGTTCTGCTACAAATTTATGTGCGTTCATGCCGATGCTCCAATTTCTCTTTTATTTCCATAAAACATTTGATTGACTGGCCCCACATAAAAACACCATTCAAAAATCTCATCCCAGTAATACCAACATCCGTTTTCAGACTTCCAATAAGTGCCATCGTTTTCAATGTGCGTTGAACCAGTGGGGATCATGTTGCACCCCCTTGTCTTAAATTTTTATTCACACCCTTGATTTTTTTGAGCAGATGCTCTGGGCAAGGAACGGCTTTGCGGCTGTGATTTAATCTTTTAGGCTTTTCTGGTCGCACCCACATTTCTTGGGCTTTCCCTTTCTTTTGCGCCCTAACCAGATAATCTTGGTAAATATCTTTAAACGCATAATGAGCAGCTTTTTGGCCCTCGTTATCCAGAATATGCTTAACCTCATCAAAAGCAGCTTTAGCAAGTGTGGTCATCGGCATTGAGTTATCATTGAGGAAATTTAAAGCTTTTGCCCACGCCTGATCTGCTGTCCACCAGTCACCCGCCTGCACACACCAAGAGCGAAACTCAGGTAGCTTTGGACACCATTTTTCTGTATTCATACGATCCAACCCACGGCGCAATTCAACTGGTGTAAGTCCATTCAATGCGATACAGGTCAATTCGATCAGACGTTCATTACTCAGATGAGAAAAATTCTTTTGAAAGTCAGTACCGTGTAAATCTTCCATACGCTCAAGAACTTGTTCTGCAATCTGCACAGGGAAATCCACTGCAAATGCATCTTGAAAAACTTGAATATTGCTCATGCATGCTCTCCCACCACGTCACGCATTGACGGCGCTTGTTGCTGTGAATTACCGAAACGGCGTTGGTATTGCTGATTTTTTTGCTGTGGCTGTGAAGTACGGTTTTGCTCGTTGAAATACCACTGTGCTTCAAATGCTGCCCAAGGCTTCTGGCGATTCAAACAGTATTCAAGTGCTTGAGTGAAAGTGAGATTCGCTTTCTCGATCTGTTTTGAAAGAATCGAAAATGCGCGTTCTGTGTTTACGCCGCCTTTTGCTTTACGAACTTGCATGAACTCAGTTGCAAGTTTTTCATAAACGCCGTTTTCAATGAGTGCATTTTTAAAATCAAATTTCTCTGATTTTTGACTCTCAGATTTCTTAGATTCAGGTTGTTCAGCCGAATCTTTTTTATTTATTTTTTTATTACTTTGAGAGTTGTTTTTGATAGTGATACTTTGTGTGTTAAAAATTTTTACTAGCAGCGGTAAAATATTTTTACTAGCGCGGTTAAAATTTTTAACTAGGAGTGGTAAAGAATTTTTACTACCTGTTTTAGATTCACCTAGTAAAATTTTTTTACTAGGAAAGTTCAAAACACACCCGATTGAAGTTTCATTTCCAAGCTTAAATGTATTACCGTGAATCGTGCTTTCTTCCTCAATAACCAAACCAACTTTGATCAATTCCTTAAGGCATTTCACGATGGTTGGGCGGCTTTTACCTGTGATTTCTTCAAACTGGGTTAAAGAAATTGAATCCATTTCCTTGTTCCAGCCGCGTGTCTTGCGACAGATCACAAGGTAAATTTTGCAGGCAGAGTCAGATATTTTGTCTAATACTTCATCGACAAAGGCGTTTGGTACTTGGAATGAATTAGGGATAAATTTGCTCATACAGCCTCTCCCAACACCTGAGCAATTCGCTCCCCGATCCACCGCATGACTGGAACTGCCATAGAGTTGCCTAAGGCTGAATATCTTGGTGTATCAGATGCGCCAGGTATATTTGTGTAATTATCTGGAAATCCTTGGAGTCGTTCGCATTCAAGAGGTGTTAATCGTCTAACTTTATTTGCTTGAATTGCACAATTTCCATTTGCAATTTGATCAGCATCAACACCACGATCACCAAAGCCCTTGGTTAAAGTCGCTGCTGTATCGGTTGTGGTTAGTAGTAGCGGTTTTGTTTCCAAATCAGCACCACCTGATCCATATGATTTGGTAATTGTATTAATTGTCGTGGCATTCAATTTAGTTGCTGAACACGCATATATAGCGTTTTCTCGACCTCTGTTTCTTCCTAAACAATGCGCCAGGTCATCATTAACTATCGGGTCTTGAGTGCCATGCACGACAAAATTTGCAGTTTCTGGATCTTGATTTAATCCGCCTGCGCCACGTCTTGTAAGGCATTTAGCAACAATGGTGGAATTGTCTTTTTTCTCGCGGCCGCTCTGCGTAGGATTCCCGCGCATGCTTTCTGGCTCAAGAAGTATCGGTGATCGATCCCACCAGTTTCCAAAATCGATGAGAGCAAACACACGCTTGCGTCGCTGCGTCACACCGAACCATTGCGCGTCCAATACTGCCCACTCGAGCAATCCATAGTACCCCACCGCTGCGCCTTCGCTTCCCCAGCCGTTTTTGGGTGTACTAATGTTTCGGCATCCTGCCATTTGCTCAACCACTGCTGCAAAGTCGGCACCTTCGTTTGAGCTAAAGGCTCCCGGTACGTTTTCCCAAAGTGCAAATCGACATTGGCAGAATTGTTTAGCCCATCGAATAATTCTAATTGCTGCAAAGAATAAGCCGCTACGTTCACCATCTAACCCCTTTCTTTTTCCTGCGACTGATAGATCTTGGCAAGGAGAGCCAAATACAACTAAATCAATTCGTCCTAATGCCTTGATTTGTTCTAACGTGATTTGTGTGACATCACCTAAATTGGGAACATTGGGATAGTAGTGGGCCAACAAGGCGCATGGAAATTTTTCAATCTCTGATACAGCAACGCATGTCCAACCTAAAGGTTTCCATGCAACCGTTGCAGCTTCAATTCCTGAGAATAGGGATAAATACCTCATTTCACCCCCGCCTTTTCAATAGCCGCAGTTAAACGAGTCAAACCAAACGCCGTGATACGTGCCTGGGTAAATACTTTGTCACCATCATCACAAGCCACTACTTTTGACACCTTATTGATCATGACTTTTTGTTCTACTCGATGCGCATAAGCACACAAACGGCGGTGTCTACTGTTCTCTCGATACACCCACTGTTTTTTGAGCATGAAATCAATCAACTTGGTTTCTTGGATGCCAATGGTTTTGGCACACTCACGGATGCTGTAGGTATTGGTTGTATCGGCAATCACATCTAACGCCTGCGCCTTAGGCTCAAGGACTTTGACTTGTTGCTCTAACTCGATTGCCTTTTGCTCTGACTCCAACGCCAATTGCAGAATCTCTAAACGAGACAATTCACGAGGCTGCTGCACTTCCATTTCTTTAAGTTTTTGCAAAACGTGACGGCGAACGGATTTTGATTCACGCATACCAATCAACATGCATTGTTCTAGTGTTAGATCAAAAACAACTGACTCGGTATTGTTGAAATTTTGAACTACATTTTTTGTGTAGTTCTCTCCATCAAGCTCATCTTCGATTTTTGCGTTAAAACTGTTTAGGCGAAGTAATGGTTCACCCATGCCCTGACGAACCTGATTGATCAGTTCCAGTAAATCTTTGCTAGACATGACCTGTTGTTCGTGATTAAATTTAGCCAACATGTTCATTTGATTTCCTTTTGGTTATCAACGTTAAAAGCCTGATCCGTGAAATCAGGCTTTTTCTGTTTGTAGGGCTGATAAGTATTTAGCGCACTCACCTTTCATGGCTTTACGCAGGCATTGAATCTTTTGTTCCATTTCTTCAAGAATTAAGTCCGTTTCTTCCATTTCCGCAGGTGTCACCACACCATCTTCCAGTGCAGTTAAAACTTGCTTGTTTACAGCACCACCGTTCACATTTATTCCTAGTAATGACTCAAGGACGCTTAACTGATGTCCTTTTTCGTCAGCATTGTTCACTGGAACGAGCATCAAGCCGACTTTATGCGCCCACACTTTTAAAACCGCAGGGTTTTGTGTGTAGATCAATGACGCTTCAAATGCTTTAAGACTTGGTAAATGCTGGTCCATATTTGGATTTGCATAATTCAGTACGGTTTTATGAGAAACACCCAAAACATCTGCCACGTCCTTAGGTGTGACGCCCTCAGAGTGATGAATCATTTTGTGGAGCGCGTTTTTTGTTTCTTGTGAAATTTCCATATGTGAATCCTTGATTTTTTTCACGTTTACCGATGAACGGCGTTTTGTGAGAATGGGTTAAGCAACTTCGTTATTGGAATTACGCAAATATGCAAAATCAGCTTCAGGACATAATTCTTCGCACGTCACCTGTCCTTTACTTTCGCGATCAATCGCAATTGCAAGCGCAGGATTACACTTCCGATATCCATACATAATTTGTTGGACTTGACCTACTTTGGTTTTACAGGCAGCAGCGAATTCCTCTTTTTCAGAGTCGCTAAGGGATAAAAAAAATTTCTGTAATGAAAGAATTCGCATTGCTAAAACTCTTTGTAAAATTATTACTAATAAATTTAGCATTAGCTAAATATTTTAGCAATAAGAAAATTAGCTGTTTTAGCTAATAAAAGTTACAATTTGCTAAATTGGTTTTTAAAATATGATCGCTATGGATGTTAAAGAAATAAGACGCAAAAATTTTGTCTTCATGGTCGATAAATTGAAGGCAGATAGTATTTATAAGAACCAAGAAGAGATGGCTAAAGCTATGGGCTTGACCAATGGGTCTTACATTTCTCAGTTAAAATCTGGCACTAGAAATATCGACGATGCAAAGGCACGAGATTTAGAGGTTTTCTTTAAACTTGAAAGAAACTCATTTGACTTACCCATGGGGGAGCCTGTAATTGGTCAAGGTCATATGGCTGATGGCATTCTTCGCCCTAATCCTGATCATATGAGTATGTATGTTGAGAATGATGATTATGTTTATGTAAATACTTCTGATTTTGTACTTGTGCCTCAGTTTGATGTAAAGGGGGCATGTGGACTCGGCTATACGAATTCTGATGAGCTTATAAAGGGCGGATTAGTATTTAAGGAGGCATGGTTGCGCAGCAAGGGTATCTCACCCAAATTTGGCTGTTCTGCAATTATGGGTGGTGATGGTGATAGCATGCTGCCAACAATTGATTCTAGTAATATCATTTTGGCCAACCTTGCAATTAATACTTTTGATCAAATTCAATCTGGCAAAATTTATGCTTTTGTATCAAACAACGAATTGAGAATTAAGCGTTTATTTAAGAATCTTAAAGATGGTGGTCTTCGTATAGTTAGCGATAATCCCAACAAAGAGATATATCCTGACGAATTTCTATCTAAAGAGGAAATTGACAATATTAAGATTGTTGCCCACTTGCCATGGCGAGGCGGTGATCTTTAGATACAAATATTAAATTTTTTCAACCTGCTAAAAAGCAGGTTTTTTTTACATTAAAATAAGCAACTTATAAAATAAAATAAAAATATCCATAAATTTTTTAGCAAATGCTATTGCTAAATATTTTAGCTATTGCTAAATTTATATCACAGACAACAATAAGCCTCGCACGGCGACCAACCAAGCGCGAGGCTTCAATAACACGAGGCCATTATGAAACACAAAATTATAGAGAGTCAAACAACTCCAATCCTTTATCAGCACCCCACTGCTGAAGAACAACGCCCTAATCGTTGGCAGAACGTTTGGGTGAATGCTAAAGAATTTTCATTGTTTTTTGCTTTGGCTCTTGTGGTGTGGATCGCTATTCATTTTTGTTATTTAGCTGTTGCTGGATAAATCAGTTTCAACGTGCACCAACAAGGATGTTTGCTTTGCTGTAAGCGTGGTGGGTCAGCATGTAGCTCGGTAGGTGATCGAGAATTAGCGAAAAAGCAACTCCTTAGGCTTCCTATGTGCGGCTACACATTTGAGCGAGTAGCTATGAACAACAATCACCAGGCAAAAGGTCTAAAAGCGGTTACCCCGCCGTGCCGATGGGGTATTCAATAAATCAGAGAGGAAAGTCCATGCAACACGAAATTATTTTACCAATCGCATTACTTAAAGCAGCATCGTTATGTGCTGCCGAAAATGAAGACTGGCGACCAATGCTTGAAAACATCGCCATTGATAATGGTCATATTGTGGCAACAAATGGGCATATTATGTTTTTTTCACCGCTGGATGGTGTAGATACAGAAATAAAAATTCAAATTCCTAAACCGCATGTTGAATCATTTCTGGAAAAAATTGAGAGCTTTTCATCATATCGAAATTGCAAACTGGTATTTGATACCGATCTTAATTCGGGTCACTTAGAAATCCCGAACGCATATTGTGCCTATGAAGGTTTTAAAAATTACTTTAAATATGCCTACATGAACTGGAAAAAGGCAATTCCTGAATTCAATGAATGCAGTTTTATTAACAATGACATGCCCGTATTCAATCCTAAATACTTACAGACCATGGTTGAAATTACACATGTTTTGGGTGAGATTGCATACCATAAAGTTACACCATTGGGTCAAACAGATGCTGCAATAATTAATTTTTTCCGTACAGATTACGCGGAAGCCAAGGCTCTGATCATGCCTTTGATTACTGGCAGTGACAAAGTTCTGTATTGTGTTGAAATTGTTGGAGAGCCAGATAGCGAACCTGAACAATTGCCTGCTGAATCAGGTGATATTGCTTTTGCCGCGGTTGCGCGCATGCGTGAAGAAATCAATTATTCACTCGGCAATACGGACAACTTCTTTCAAGCAGGTCACTGGATCCGCCCTGCACTATGGCTTGGCTCTCCTCAAGAACACCAGGATAAAATGTTCTATACACAAGAATGGTTCAAAAAACCACTTAGAAAATTTAATAATGCCGATGCAGCTAAGGCCTACATGATTGCTACCGCTGATTGTGTCCAATGCATTGATGGTGATCGTTTTATAGATGCTCAATCGCTTGATGAGATTGAAGCTTTTTTTCAGGGTGAACAATAATGGAAATCAAAAAAATCCAAGTTAAAGCCAATATTCGATATTGGGAAGATACGAAAATTAATGGTCTTGAAGATACTAAAAATGGTGAAAACGTACCCTGCAAAAAAGATGGGCTATGGTGTCCATTAATCAATATTGAAACTGGCGTTATTGAAAATTGGGAAATCGGAAAAACCGCATTTATTCACTATAAAGTTTGCGATGGTTGTGCATGGGAGCTTTTAGGAGCAAACAATAACATCGTTAAATCCAAAAATGATGGGTATGTTCCAGATACTTTATGCCCTGCTGAACGCGGATATGGCGACTACATCATTATGAATATTGATGAAAATGGTCTGATCGCTAAATGGCAGTTTGATTTAGATGATTTTCATGATGGGGACGATGAATGATTCCCAAATACTGCGACCATTGCTGGAACGGCGATGATGATAGCGTTTTTCCGTATTACGGTTTAGCCCCACACGTTCACTATAAGCGCAACGGACTAATCGTGAATACAGTGTTTTTAGATGCTTCAGAATATCCTGCTAACTTTGAACCTGATGAAGAATCAGGAAATGAGCAAGGCATGTACACACACTGTTTGGAGTGCGGTGCGGGCAAAAACTCTACATTGATTGAAAGTTTAAAAGAGGTGTCATGATGCATGAATCTTTTGAACAGTTTTTCCAAACTACTGAACTATTTTCCACACTTAATGAGGCTTACACAGTGTATGAAATTTTTGAAATGAACAATGGCTTGTATGAACTTTGCTCTGTACAAGCTGCTTATGAAAAATATGAATCATTCAGTAAATTGTGAAATATTTTGCTCAATTTGTCTACATATTATCAATGTTGAGCAAAAATACTCATTCGAGGTTGAAATGTCAAAACATCCATCTAAGCTAGAACGTATGACTACTGATGATAAATTGGTACATTCTAAACAATTCTGGGATGCACCCAACAATGCTTTTTTCCCACCAGAAACCATCGCAATTGTTTTTAACGTGTCAATGTCGTGGCTACAATTAAAAAGATGCACGGGTGGTGGAATTCCATTCACTAAAGGCGCAAGAAAAGTAAGCTATCAAAAGTCAGATGCTATCGAGTATTTTAACCGACAGAAGCTGAAAAGCACTTCAATGCAAGCGGCCAATTGA